AAGATAAGAAAATGATGAAAGCTATGATGAAGAAAAAAATGAAGGAAGATATGGATGCCTTAATGCAAGGTGAAAATCTTTCTGAAGAGTTTGTTTCTAAGGCTACAACAATTTTTGAAGCAGCAGTTAATGCTCGTGCAGAAGAAGTTATTTCTGAAGTCGAAGATGCATTGCTTGAAGAATTCCAAGTTGCAGTCGAACAGATTAAAGAAGAAATGGCAGAAAAAGTTGATTCGTATCTCAACTATATGGTTGAAGAGTGGGTCAAAGAAAATGAACTTGCCATTGAAAAAGGTCTTCGTGCTGAAATCGTTGAAGAGTTTATTGAAGGGTTGCGTGACTTATTTGTCGAACATTATATTGACATTCCAAAAGAAAAAGTTGATATTGTTGACGAATTAGCAGAACACGTTAATGCACTTGAAGAAGCACTCAACGAAGAAATCAGTCGCGGTGTTCAATTGATGCGCGAACTGAATGAACACAAAAAGCACGAAGCAATTTATGAAGCATGTGAAGGATTATCGCAGACGCAAGTGGAAAAATTAAAGACACTCACAGAGGGTGTTGAATTTACTACTGAAGAAGAATTTGCAGAGAAAGTTGGTACATTGAAAGAAGCCTATTTCAAGTCAGACGTTAAAGTTGCAAGCAATTCTGCACTAGATGATGAACTTCTTGTTGAAGATGAAGTCAAACCTGTAAGGTATGATGACCCTTCAATGGAAGTTTATGCAAAAACAATTTCAAAAACTGTTATTAAATAACATCTATTTCAAATTAGGAGACTAAAATGTATTTAACTGAAGAGTTACAAAAGAAATGGGCACCTGTTCTGGAACATCCAGAACTTGAAGCCATTAAGGATCCATACAAGCGTGCCGTTACAGCGCTTGTTTTGGAAAATCAACAACAAGCTATGCGTCAAGATGCTCAGGCACTTAACGAAGCACCTACTGTTCCTGGTCCTTCCAACGTCACCGGTGGTGTTTCGAACTTTGATCCAATCTTAATCAGTTTGGTTCGCCGTGCATTGCCTAACTTGATTGCTTATGACGTTGCTGGCGTTCAGCCAATGACAGGTCCTACAGGTCTTATCTTCGCAATGCGCGCTAGATACACCAGCCAGGCGGGCGATGAAGCATTCTACAACGAGGCAAACACAGTATTCTCTGGTAAAGGTAGTGGAATTTATGGTGGTCAACTTGACACCGCAAATAACTTCTCTAATACCACAACCAACGGCACAACAACAGGTACAGGATTACCAACAGTCAATGCTGAATTCTTAGGCGCAACTGACTATGGTACTGGCGCTAACGTGTTCCAACAGATGGCATTCTCGATTGAGAAAGTTACTGTTACTGCACAATCGCGTGCTCTTAAAGCTGAATACTCGTTAGAACTCGCACAAGACTTGAAAGCAATTCACGGTCTTGATGCTGAGACAGAATTGTCGAATATTCTTTCTACAGAGATTCTTGCTGAAATCAACCGTGAAGTTATTCGTACAATCTATAACAACGCTGTTGTTGGTGCTCAGTACGGTACTGTTACTGCTGGTCTTTTTGACTTAGACACAGACTCGAACGGTCGTTGGTCAGTTGAGCGTTTCAAAGGGTTGATCTTCCAAATCGAACGTGATGCAAACGTCATTGCAAAACAGACTCGTCGCGGTAAAGGTAATGTGTTGATTGTTTCTTCGGACGTTGCTTCTGCAATGGCAATGGCTGGAGTTCTTCAGTACACACCTGCACTTTCGGCGGATCTTCAAGTTGATGACACAGGCAATACCTTCTGCGGTTTATTGCATGGACGCATCAAAGTGTATATCGACCATACTTCGGTGGTTATATCAGCAATCAAGAACTCGTCACAGTTGGTTATAAAGGTTCTTCGCCTTATGACGCTGGATTGTTCTATTGCCCATACGTTCCTTTACAAATGGTTCGTGCAGTTGACCAGTTCACATTCCAACCTAAAATTGGATTTAAGACTCGTTACGGCATGGTCTCTAATCCATTTGCACAAGGTCTTACTGCCGGTAACGGTGCATTGACTGCTCGTACAAATGTTTACTATCGCCTCTTTGGTGTTAGAAACTTAATGTAATTGATGAAATCACCATAGAGTGATATTAAAGAGGAGCAGAAATGCTCCTCTTTTTTTGGATAGGAGTTTTATTACCATTTTACAAGGAGAAAGAGATGATTGTAGAATTACTAGTCAATAATCTATCTGTCAGCGTAGCATTAGATGAAGCTGATGATGTAGAATCTGCTATGTATATTGTTGGACGTATTAAAGAATTGGCTGAAGAATTATCTGAATTTGATTGTGTAGATGTACATATTGGTACTGTTGAAGAAGAAGATGAAGAAGATGAGGAATGTGTAGATTATTAAGAATAAATAACACAGAATCAACAAAATAGGAGCAGAAATGCTCCTATTTTTTTGCCTAAAGGTTTTATGACAGTTTTATTACAGGAGAAAAGAATGAAAAAATTATTAATTTGTATTGGATTATTAGTATCTTCCGTATCATATGCACAAATCACAGGCGCCGGTGCCACATTTCCAGCACCAATCTATTCAAAATGGGCAGCTGCCTATAATAAAGAAACCGGCATTACAGTTAATTATAATGCAATTGGATCAGGTGGTGGTGTCACTCAAATCGAAGCAAAAACTGTAGACTTTGGCGCTAGTGATGATCCTACTCCAGATGCCAGACTAAAAGACAAGGGTCTGTATCAATTTCCGTCTGTAATCGGAGGTATCACGCCCGTTATCAATATCAAAGGTATTGAAGCTGGTAAAATGATTCTTGACGGTAAAACACTTGCTGATATTTACCAAGGTAAAATTACCAAATGGAATGACCCCGCAATCACTAAATTAAATCCTGGATTAACATTACCTGATATCGTAATTAATGTAGTAGTTCGTGCTGACAGTAGTGGAACAACTGCCGTGTTTACCGACTACCTCAGTAAAGTTAATCCTGAATTCAAAACTGGAACTGGCACAGGCAAAACTGTTACTTGGAAACCAACTAATTTAACCGCAGGAAAAGGTAATGCTGGAGTTTCTGCTACTGTTCAACAATTACCAGGTGCAATCGGTTATGTTGAGTATGCATTTGCTAAACAAAGCAAATTAACTTATGTTGCCATGAAGAACCGCAAAGGCGTTGTAGTTCAACCAGATGATTTAACATTTGCTGAAAGTGCTAAAACTGCTGATTGGTCTGTGCCTAATATGGCAGTTAATCTAAATGATCTAGATGGTTGGCCAATTACTGCCGCTACATTTATTCTTATCTATCCTACTGGAGAGAAAACCAAGCAGGTCACCAAGTTCTTTGAGTGGGTTTACACCAAAGGTGACAAGGACGCTACAGACCTAGATTATGTTCCACTACCCCAAAAGGTTAAGGATCAAGTTCGTGCTGACTGGGTAAAACTCGTAAAATAAGTATTATAAATATTTTTTTTATTGAAGGAGATTTTTATGAAAAAACTAGTAATTGCTGCGACAATCTTTGCAACCGCATCGTTGGCACAAGCATCAAACTATTTTAGTGTAGACATGGATCGTGTTACGGACACTAAAACTAAAGTTCAAAGTACCGCACAATATGTTCGTGCCGGTGCAGACCTCGTTGGGTTAAATTTTGGTGTACAAGTTCGTACCGCAACTTTTGAAAATAACGGTATGTTAAATAGTGTCGAAGGTACTGTCGGTAAAAGTCTTGGTCCAGTCAGTATATTTGGTGGTTTTGGTCACGATAACGGGTTTAATGGTGCTCGCGGTAAAGATTATCAATATAGTTTGATTGGTCTTAGTGCCGGTGTTCCAATTGGTCCTGTTTATGGTTTTACAGGCGTAAAAACCCGTGTTAATTTCCAAGATAGTACACCTGCACAAACCGTTGGTTGGGCTGGCGTTAGTTATCCTCTGACAAAATCCCTTTCAGTTAGTGCTAGTGTTAGCGCTAGTCGGGAAGATATCAAAGAAAATGCCGTAGGATTTGGTTTAAGAGTAGGGTTCTAAATAAAGGGATCAATCGATCCCTTTTAACCTAAATACCGGTATGACAGTACTTACAAGAAACCCGGAAACAACAGACTTACTACAACCCACAAAGTATCTATTGACTTTTGATAGAATACCTACGGTACAGTATTTTTGTCAAGAAGCAAACTTGCCAGACATTAGTATTGGTCAAGCAGAATATGCTACGCCAATACTAAATCTTAATTTTCCGGGTACCAAAATTACATACAGTTCTTTTGATATTAGTTTCATTGTCGATGAATCATTATCAGGTTGGAATGAATTGTATAAATGGTTTCGTTCCATTGCTTCACCAGAGACTACAGATGAAAGAAAAGAACTGTCAGAATTGCAAAAAATGTATGCGCAGAAAAATAGAAAATATAAATTTCAATCTGACGGGCATCTAACATTACTTACAAATCTTAACAATATAAATGTTAGAATACAGTTTTTTAACATGTTTCCAACGTCTTTATCAGGCATATCTTTTGACACCAAACTGTCGGCAGAAGATGTTATAACCTGTAGGGCATCATTCACTTACGATTACTTCAATATAGAACCACTATAAATATTTCACCTTGACTACACATATATTATGGAAAATATCGAACAAATACTCAATCATTGGGAAAAAGATTCTGTCATAGATTCAACAGAACCCGGAAAAGAACTCATCCGTATACCCATTCTGCATAACAAATACCTTACGATGTTAATCAAACATAAATTGGCATCTAAAAAGGCCAACTTTGATTATCTTCGCCTGAAGAAAATAAAATGGGAATATTATACCGGAAAACTCTCAAGAGAAGAGTTGGAAGAACACGGATGGGAACAATTTAAATTCACATTAAAATCTGATATCACAACATATTTGGAATCAGATAGTGATTTGATTCGTCTATTGGAAAAGAAAATATACCATGAAGAAGTTATCATAATGATTGAATCTATTATGAAAGAATTGAATTCTAGAACTTATCAGTTAAAAGATTTTATTGCGTGGGAAAAATTTATCAATGGTAACTGACCTGGTAATTTCAAAAAAGAATGAAGTATACTTAAAGATAGAATGTGAAAAACATATTTCACAAGAACTATCAGAGTACTTTACCTTTTTTGTACCAGGGTATCAGTTTGTTCCAGCGTTTCGTAAGAAGATTTGGGATGGCAAAATTCGTTTATGGAACATGGGTTCATCACAAATTTATTACGGTCTGATAAATTACGTCAAAGATTTCTGTGCAGAGAGAAATTATACATTCTCTTTTGATGATCCTAAACTAGAAACGGAAGACGAATTTAGTATATTCGAAGCGCAGAAATTCGCACATAATATGAATTTGCACTCTTCTGGTGTACCAATAGAGGTACGAGAACACCAGATTAACGCATTTGTACACGCAATGCAAGGACGCCGGGCATTACTTTTATCTCCTACCGCGTCGGGCAAATCACTCATTATCTACTTGTTGTTTAGACAGTTTTTATCTTTTCAAAATCTAAAAGGATTGATTATTGTACCGACAACATCATTGGTCGAACAACTCTATTCAGACTTTGCAGATTATTCTTCCCATAATGCGTTTTACGTCGATCAATATATACATAGAGTGTACCAAGGAAAAGATAAGGTTTCAGATAAAAAATTAATTATCTCAACTTGGCAATCTTTATATCAAATGCCCAAAGAATATTTTCAGCAATTTGATTACATTATAGGTGATGAAGCACACCTATTTAAAGCACAATCTCTGACAACAATATTAACATCATGCACCAATACAAAGTATCGTATTGGTTTAACTGGTACTTTAGACGGAACTAAAACTCATAAACTTGTATTAGAAGGATTATTCGGCGCAGTCAAAAAGGTAATAACAACTAAAGAACTAATCGATAAGAAACAAGTTTCTGATTTTGAAATAAAATGTTTAGTGTTGAGACATACGGATGAAAATTGTTTAATTCTTTCAAATAAAAGTTATCAAGAAGAAATAGAATATCTTGTTGAAAATGAACACAGAAATAAATTTATTAAAAATTTAACTATAAGTATGAATAAGAATACATTAGTTCTTTTTCAATTAGTTGACAAACATGGTAAAAACCTTTATAATATGATTAAAGAATCTGAAAGAATAGGAGACAGAAAAGTATTCTTTGTTTATGGCGGAACAGAAACTAAAGACAGAGAGGACATAAGAAGTATAATGGAGAAAGAAACAAACGCGATAGTTGTGGCATCATTTGGTACTTTTAGTACAGGTATCAATATTAAGAACCTGCACAATATTATATTCGCTTCTCCGTCAAAGTCAAGAGTTAGAAATTTACAAAGTATTGGTCGTGGTCTAAGACAATCAGAAGGTAAAGAAATAGCTACATTATACGATATTGCGGATGATCTTGTTCATAAAAAACAAATGAATTACACACTTAGACATTTTGTGGAAAGAGTAAAAATATACACAGAAGAAAAATTTCCATTCAAAATCTATAAAATAGGGTTAAAAAATGAATGAGGTAAAAATAATAAGATTAAGAAACGGTAGCGATGTAATAGGATTCGTTACGGAAAAAATAGACGGATCAATATTCATTATGGAACCTATGGAGGTCATCATGCACTCCGAAGGTAGATTTTCAGGCCTGATACTGAAACAATGGTTGCCTGCTCGGTTAATTAAGATGAATGAGGCAAGTATCAATCCAGATAATATCGTCTGCATTATGGAAGTAAATGAAGAATTTGCAAGACACTATAGTAATTCAGTAAACGAATGCAACGAAAGAATGAAAATGAAAGACAGTATGTCTAAGTTGAAAGGTGAGGAACTGAATGAGATGATGGAAGCTTATAATCAACTATCTAATGAGGAACATATAATTCATTAACTTTAAACCAGGACATAGACGACTGTACACGTTGTCAAGCGAAATGTCAACAACTTTTTATGGTAAACAATATGGCAAAACAAAAACATTATATAAACAATGAGGATTTTCTCAAGGCATTGACAGAATACAAAACAGCATGCCAGACCGCAGAGATGCAAAACAAACCTGCCCCTGCGATTCCTAACTACATTGGTGAGTGTTTTATGAAGATATCTGAAGGGTTATCTCATAAACCAAATTTTATCAATTATACATATCGTGATGAAATGATTTCTGATGGTATTGAGAATTGTTTAATGTACTTCAATAATTTTGATCCTGAGAAGTCAAAAAATCCATTTGCCTACTTCACACAAATCATATACTATGCTTTCCTGCGAAGGATTCAAAAAGAGAAGAAGTACCTCTATGTCAAGTACAAATCTACCGAACAAAACGGTATATTGGATGAATTTGATATGCTTGATTTGGAAAATGGTACCGTAAAGCAATTTGAATTGTATGATAACATCTCTGAGTTTATCGAAAATTTCGAAGACGTTCAAAAGAAAAAGAAGGAGTCTAAAAAAATTGTACCTAAACCGAAAGGACTGGAACAATTTATGGAGTAAATATGCAAAATGGTTAACTTTTATCTTCTTTCATCTTAAAATATCTTTTCTTGCACCAAACTATTTTATAAATATTATATATTAGGAGGTGCATATGGAAGAAGATGTTTTCGAATCGTTAAAAACTTTTGTTTGTGATATAGAAATTCAAACAGTTCCTTGGGGTAGTTCTCTTCCAGGAGAAGCAAACTTCATGTATGGTTTAAAAGGTGAAAATCATCCTGCTTTTTGGTTTCATAAAAATCAAGCTACTGATGAATATTATGAAAATAAAAGAAAAAGTGTATTGGAGAGTTGGATGAACGCAGAAGATAGAAGAAAACAACACTCAATTAAAATGAAAGAGCGGTGGGAATCTGGAAAAATAACTCCGGAAATGTCAAGAAAAAATGGTAATCACGGCTTGAGGGAAAAAGATATACATAATACTCTTGACATTGAATATAAAGGTGTGATATATTATGGATGGCGTGATCTGTTAGAGAAAACAAAAGTCACAAAACATTTATATAAAAAATACTACCTGAAAGGAATTGATCCAGAATTCAGAATAGGTTGTGATGGACCAATTTCAAAAACCAAATAAAACATTATTTAAAAGGAGGTGTCAGAATGAAAGTTGCAATCATAACTGACCAACATTTTCGGAGCTAGAAATGACTCGTTACATTTCCTAGATTACTATGATAAGTTTTATACAGAGACATTTTTTCCTATAATAGACGAAAACAATATTACTACCGTTCTTATTCTTGGTGATACTTTTGACCGTCGAAAATATATTAATTTTTATTCATTAAAACGTGCCAAAGAAATGTTTTTTGATCCTCTACAAAAAAGAGGTATCAATGTTCAAATGTTAGCTGGAAACCACGATACATATTTCAAAAATACAAACAATGTAAATTCGATTGATTTGTTGTTGGGTGAATATGATAACATTAATGTGATACATTCACCCAAAACAATTTATGTTGATCCGGTACATATCTGTATGGTTCCTTGGATTTGTGCAGAAAATTATAATGATTCAATGAAAGAAATTGAAAATACACGAGCAGACATTTGCATGGGGCATTTTGAAATTGAAGGATTCGTAATGCACCGAGGTGCGATTTGCGAAGATGGTTTGAATAGAAATATTTTCAAACACTTCGATACAGTTTTTTCTGGTCATTATCATCACAAATCAAAACAGAACAATATACAATACTTGGGCAATCCATATGAAATGACTTGGATAGACTACGGCGATGAAAGAGGGTTTCATTTATTCGACTTGAAAACAAAAGAATTGGAGTTTATTAAAAATCCAAATGTTATGTTTCACAAAATAAAATATAACGATAAGTCTGAAACAATAACTCAGATAACTGGTAAAGACTTGACAAAATATACAAACAAGTATGTAAAAGTTATTGTAGAAAATAAAACAAACCCACATCTATTTGACAGGTTTCTAAACAACCTGTATGATGTAAATCCTATCGATATCAATATTGTGGAAGATTTTACGGAAAATTTTGAAACCACTTTGGATGAAGTCGATCAGGCAGAAGATACCATTACTATAATCAACAAGTATATTGATGGTATGAGTTCTGACAACATCGACAACTCAAAGTTAAAAAGCGTAATGAGAAGACTTTATTCTGAAGCTTTAAATGCCGAACAAGTATGATAAAATTTGAAAAAGTCCGGTGGAAAAATATACTTTCCACAGGCAATGCATTTACTGAAATTGATCTTTGCCGGTCATCCAACACTTTGATTATTGGCAGCAATGGCGCAGGTAAGTCTACAATTTTAGACGCACTTTGTTTTGGTCTTTTTGGTAAACCTTTTCGTAAAATCAATAAACCAAATTTATTGAACTCAATTAATCAATCTCACGGCGTTGTCGAGGTTCAATTTACCATTGGTAAAAAATCATATAAAGTTATTCGTGGTATTAAACCAAACGTATTTGAAATCTATTGTAATAATGAACTCTTGAACCAAGATTCAAGATCAAAAGATTATCAAGAACAGTTAGAAAAACTTATACTGAAATTAAATTTCAAATCGTTTACACAAGTTGTCATATTAGGTTCTGCATCGTTCGTTCCTTTTATGCAACTTTCTCCAGCGGATCGCCGTGCAATTATTGAAGACCTTTTGGATATTCAAATCTTTTCTTCTATGAATTCGATACTAAAAGAAAAAACGTCCACACTAAAAGAAACAATGACAAAGAACAAATATAATATTGACTTAACAGAAGAAAAAATCGAGTTACAAAAACAAAACATTGAAGAGTATAAAAAACATAATGATTTTGAAATTAAAAAGAAAGAAGAAGAAATAGTAGAAAGCGAAAAAGAAATAGAAACGTGTGAAAAAGATATCGTTAACCTTCAAAGTAATATTGAAACTTTGTTAAAGACTATCGAAGATAAAACACCAACTGAAAAAAAGATAAGTAAACTTAATCAGTTAGAATCTAAGATGGACGATAACATAAAAAAGAATAGAAAGGATATTTTATTTTATGAACAAAACGACAACTGTCCCACCTGTAAACAAGGAATCGGAGAAGAATTCAGAAACGATCAAATCTCTGAAATCGAGAAAAAAATCGATACTCAACAAAAGGGTCTTGAACAAATTAAGAAGGAAATTGATAAACTCGACAACAGAATAAAAGAGATACAAGATATAAATTCTGAAATATATAGACATAACAATGAAATAATAAAGAACAATTCTACGATTAAGACATTAAACGAATTTATCAAGAAACTTAAAAAACAGATAAGTGAACTTTCAAATAAAAAGAACAATTTGGAAGATGATAATTTGAAGTTGAAGAAATTAAAAGAAGAATTGGAAACATTGTTAGTTGAACAACAAGAATTGACAGTTGAGAAACAATATTATGAATATGCATCTGCTTTGTTGAAAGATAATGGTATTAAAACCAAAATCATCAAACAGTATTTACCAATCATGAATAAATTGATTAATAAGTACTTAACAGCAATGGACTTTTTTGTTAACTTTAATATTGATGAAAATTTTGAAGAGACAATTAAATCTAGGCATAGAGATGAATTTAGTTATGATAATTTTTCTGAAGGTGAAAAGATGCGCATTGATTTGGCACTTCTGTTCACATGGCGACAAATTGCTAAATTGAAAAATTCAACAAATACTAATTTATTAATTTTGGATGAAGTATTTGACTCTAGTCTTGATTCTGTTGGCACAGAAGAATTCTTAAAACTGATGGGTGAGATGGGATCAGAAACAAACATATTTGTTATCTCACACAAAGGCGATCAACTGTTTGATAAATTTAGAAGTGTAATTCGTTTTCAAAAGAAAAATAACTTTTCTGAGGTGGTGCGATGAGTAACATATTAGTTTTTGATACACAAAAAGAAGGGTATGGATTAGAACCTCCAAAACCAACAAAAATTGCTAATTTTAAATTGGTAGAAAATCAACACCCGGTATTAAGAGAAGTTTTACCAGAATTTGATTTTACTAACCCTCCTGTTAATCCTAATGCATTTGCTTCTGCACTTGTTGAAACTTGTAAACAAGAAAATGGACTTGGATTATCCGCAAATCAATGTGGATTTAAACACAGAGTTTTTGTTATGGGTGCAAAAGAACAATATGTGGCATTTTTTAATCCAAAAATAATTTGGCAATCGGAAGAAAAAGTTAAAATGATGGAAGGATGTTTGAGTTTTCCATTATTGGCATTGAGTATTGAAAGACCGGAAACTATAGAAGCGGAGTACCAAGATTTTAACGGTGTCAAAAGAGTGGTAAAATTAAATGGTCTTTCTGCACGTTGTTTTCAACATGAGCTTGACCACATGAACGGAATACTGTATACTAGTAAGATCGGTTCAGTAAGTCTCAAAATGGCTATGGACAAGAAGAAAAAAATTATGCGAATGATGAAGGCAAAAAATGGCAACACCCGTTGAGTACGTTGATAAACAATGGTCAGAATGGCAAGAAAAAAATAAAGATGTACCAGTTAAACATATTGATGAACAAGAACTCAAAAAGGTTTTAATTGATGATTTGACTTATGCATCCAAAATGGATGTGCGCGAATATACCCTTTACCAAAAATGGTGTGAAGTCAAAGAAAGATATCCTGTAAACGAAGTGTCCACATTGTGGGGCGATGAGTTACAGATGGTTTATCCAGAACAAGAAAAACTTATTAAAGAAGTTAAATCTAATTTTTGGATTCCAAATGAACCAGATGACTATGCGAAACTTTATCCTATAATGC